AAACACCGAAGAAAAGATTACGCTAGAAATGACTAGCGATTGCACTTGCACTAACGAAGACGATACGCCTAGCGATTATTGTTTCGATTGCTGGGAAGATTCTAAATGGTTGTTCAAAGAGATGATGCATAACTGGCGCAAGGCAGTAGGCGTTGATTGGAACACCGTAAGAATTACTGGCAGGAACATGGGTTGGCAACACAGGAGTGGAGAAGCCATAGTTTCTTTCGACAAAGTATTAGACACGCTAACTATAAATGGCGACTTTAATTTACGGTTTAAGCATGAAGGCACAGTCCTTACTGCAACACGGTCAAGCCATGATGAGCCTACTGGCGCAGGTTTCTCATTCACCCTTATTAAAGACGAAGAGGAAGAGGGGTAAAAATGAAAACGAATTGCGTTGATTGCGGTGTGATGATCACGGGGGAAGGTCAGCTATTAATCCGTTGTGATGATTGTTTATTTATTTTTATTGTTAATAGTGCCGAAAGTCAGGAAAGTTTGATACAATAAAGACACTAGGGAAAGAAGGGAGGGAACATGGCTAGAGATTTTGTAGGGATAGATGCACCGAAGTATCCTGAAATTGAAGTGGCACTTGTCGGAGAAGACGGCAACGCCGTTGCAATTATGGGTCGAGTGTCTAATGCACTTAAGAAGGCAGGAGTTTCGCAGGACGAAATAAATGCTTACCTTGATGAAAGTATGTCGGGAGATTACGACAACTTGCTCGCTACTGCCGTTAAGTGGGTTGCGGTAGCCTAAAAGAAGTAAGGAGAAGCCCTCGCCGAAAGGCGGGGGTTTCTTTATGTCTAGGGTAAAAAGATGTAAGGTATGACTTATGGATAATTTAATTACACCGAAAAATGTAATCTTTATAGGAGATTATTTCTCTATGATCGTAAGCGTTGCCGTGCCTTATGAAGATGTAGAGGACGGAGAAGTTTATGAGGACGCTTGTTTGCGGGCAGCGAAGTCTGTAATGAAGCACCACTATGGCTGGGATGTAGAAGCGGTTTGTAATCACATAGGAGTCTTAGATGAGGGTGACCCTAACTGCGGAACTTGCTACGGAAGAGGAAAAGTAAATAGTGAAGTAGCTGGTGCGGTTAGAGAGTTAGAGTGCCCTGATTGTTTTAATGATTAAAGAGGGGTAAAAAGTTTTTGGGTTGTATCTGGAGTGCTAGAATAGTATTCCAGGTAGTAGCAGGGATTCCCTTCCTTTGCTCCCTGATGAGGTATGCCTACCCTGCATACCGCACTTTACCCCTGCCTCCCTAGTGGGGGTGAAGTGTCCCTATTGAAAATGTCAGGTAGGTAGTGTAGAATTAAAACACTTGCTCAGAAGGGAGAAAGAAAATGAGCGAAGGAAGTATGAAGGGCTCAGGTATCTACGCCGAAGATGTAACTCTAGAAGTAGAGTGCTATGAGTGCGGTAAGGCTTGGGAAGAAGACTTTATGACAGACGACTGGGGAAATGTATCCTCAGAAGTAAAGTGCGAGTGCGGACACGCTTGGACTTTCGAGAAGGAGAAGGAAGAAATGGGCGACCCCTATGAACCCGACACCCTAGAAGAACTATGGGGAGAAGCATAATAAAACTCTCTGAGCCCCTCACCGAAAGGTGGGGGGTTTCTCTTTTGGGGGTAAAAAATCAGGAAAGCTGAGTAAGGTTATTCTTTAATGTATGGAGATCGTACAAAAGGTTTATCATCATAATGGCAATAATGCGCCGTTTGTTGTGGCAATTGTTGATGACCCTGCCGAAGGTGATACAAAACTTGTAATCATGTTTGAAGACAATGAATACACTGCGGTACTTTCTCTAGATAGACTTATAGAAAGCGAAGACATAGGAAATAAAAACTCTCATGTTGCGGATAAGTATGAGTATGCGTTGCGTGATGAGCTTTGGGATTAAAAACAAAACTACAATTTAAGGAAGTAAAGTGACTACGATAGCTGCGGTTCAGGGTGAGGGCTGGTCGGTCATAGGTTATGACTCTAGGGTTTCAGAGGAAGATGGTCGTACTTACATTCTGCCAAAAGATAATGGAAAAGTATTTAAGAATGGTAATTACATAATTGGAGTAGCTGGTGATGTGCGGGCTATTAATTTATTGGCTCATGTTTTTAAGCCACCTGTATGTACTGGAACTACCATAGGGGTAAAACTAGATAAGTTTATTACTGCGGTTTTTATACCTGAACTTAAAAAATGTTTTGAAGAGTCTTCATACTCAAAAGATGGAGATCAAGAGAGTCAAATAATTGTTTTAGTTAATGGAACTGTTTATGAGATAGGCGAGGACTACTCTTGGTGCCATGATGTTATTGGTGCTTATGCCGTTGGTTCAGGTTCAGCTTATGCTTTAGGAGTGCTTAATGCTTTATCAGAGGGAAAGAAAAGAACTCTTACTTCTGCAAGAGCCACTATCAAAACTGCGCTCGCCGTTTCCTCTAAGTTTGATAATAAAACTGCCGAGCCTTTTTACCTCTTAACTCAATACCGAGATTAAAAAATAACCCCCCAATTTCTTGGGGGGCTACTCTCACTTCTTAAAGAGCTTGGAAGTAATAACCCTCATGCTCCCAAACTGTGCCGTCTTTGATTAGGTTGTGTGCCCAAAGGTCGTAATTAAAGTAGCGAGCAAGGATTTCTATTTGTCCGTTGCCACCTGTATTTAATAAACCAATGCGGTCTGCATAGTTTTCTGCAAAGGTTCTGCGACTTCCAAAGTGTCCTATGAAAGTTTGTTCTGCGTCATTTGCAAAGCTTTCCCAATTTGCTAGGTTTAGTTGGTAACCCATAGCGTAGATAGAAAGCACCGCATAAGACTTGTCTGCGTTTTCTATTTGTTCCTCAATTACTTCACGACTTGCAACTGGCATTTGTTTCCCTTTGTTAGTGTGGTTATTCCCTATGATTAACCAACTGGCTTAACGATACACTACTTTCCTGCACTTTGGCAATTTGAGCAATTATCTGCGTTGTGTGGTCTGCCGTATCCATAAAGCTGATAAAGCCACTTTGCCGTTTGGCAATTCATTTAACACACTCATTACAGATTAAGTTGCGGTAATAATCTATCTGCCTAATCTGAAACTTCTCTCCACAGAGGTAGCAGTTAATCCAAATCATTACTTCTCTTGCTTTTACTCTTGCCATTTGAGTTCCCTTTCTCTTGGCTTGTGTCTTAATTTTATTCTATCTGCCGTAAAAGTGTGGGAAGTGGGTTGGCGTGTCGTTTTGTGGTTAATTTGAAAAAGTCAGGAAAGTCGTGTATCGTATCTTTTAACTTAGTAGGGGCTAGTCGCTGGTCACCTGAACGACTTTAACTCTAGAGGGTCGGAAACAATACGACACCCTACTAAGTCTTAACGAAAGGAAGGGGTAAAAATGTGGGGTTTGCCTGATAGTGCGATTCTTGGAACTACCAAGCGTCTATTAAAAAAGTCTGGAAAAAATAATCGCCGTGTTTCTCCTACCAAAAGTAAGGAGAGAGTATTGGCACAGAGTTGGAATTGTTTTGACCAAGACACAAGGACTTTTGCGGAGTTGCTAGAGGAAGCCAAGCGACACGCCAAAGAAAAGGAAAAAGCAGGAAAGTAGAAAAAAGCAGGAAAGTAGTGTAAAGTTCTACTAGTGGCTAAGGGAGTCACAGAAAGCAGGGACAAAGTGAAAACAGAAGCAAAGTTTATTAGACGCCGAATTGCCGTTGGCGTTGTCTTGTTAGGTTTGTTTGCTTGGGCTAATAACGCAACAACACCTGATGAGTGCAAAGTTCCAACAGAGCAGATGAACCAATTCTGCCTAGATTTGTTATACCCATGAGCGACCTATCGAAATACCTAGAGAAGGAGTGGGGGTCGCTCATAGGGGCGACTCTCATAAAAGTTAGAAATGCTACTGCCGAAGAAGCAGAAGAGTTGGGGTGGGAAGTTTCAGCCCATGAGCCAATTCCTTTCTTAGAGTTCGATAATGGGGAAGGCTTATGTCTATCCCAAGACCCCGAAGGTAATGGTCCCGGTTTTGCGTTTATCTTTACTAAAGAGCAGGGGTAAAAATGCCAACCTATACGCTAGAAGAGTTACGGCTTATTGAAGCTTGTGAAACCTATGAAGATTTAGTAGAAGATCAAGCCTATTTCTTATACGAGGGACTTGTTGAGAAAAGGAATAATGAGCAGGAAGGTTTGGTTTATCTATTTAGGGAGTGGCTTGAGTTGATAAGCCCAAGCGACTTTGGAAATGACGAAGGATTAGAAGGGATTTTGGTATGAGTAAAAAAGTTAAACACCCAAGTCCATACACGGGGTTGGAGTCTTGCGAAGTTTGCTGGGCAGATACAAGTGAGATACCTATAACAATTTACAAGGGTATCCCTTATTGCGACATAGATTTAGATAAAGCAATTCAATTTGAAAAAGAAGAGGCTAAAAATGGCTGATGATTTACAAGCAGGACTAACAGACCAAGAGTTCGCCTGTCTTTTGATGAGGTCTTGCGGAGTTGCTAATTTGGTTGGGGCTTTAGGTTATGCCCATGCGGAAGAGTGTGGATTTTGTCAAGGGACAAAACAGATAGACCCTAGAAGCGTAAGGAGGTAGAAAATGGTTTTAGACACAGGAACAATGCTCGCAATAATAATTGCGCTCGCTGGCTCATGCTTTGTTATGGTAGTTGGTATCAGAGCGCAAGGTCAGTTGCACCGAGTACTAAATAAGAAGAACGAAAAGATAAGATTTCTTGAAGGAGAAATCTCTAGACTAAGGAGAGAAAAAGTTGAAAGTCTCTAGTATCCAAGAAGAAGCAGTAAAGCTTTATGAAGGTGGGCTGGCTATTGAGGCAGTCGCTAAAGAGTTAGGCGTTGCCTATCGAACAGCGAGGAAGGCTATCTACTCTAAAGGGGTAGTGGCTAGAGACCCTTCTGCAAGACTAAAAGGAAGAACAAGTCCTACTAGAAAGAAAGCACAGGGGTAAAAATGGATCTAAGAAATGTAGTTTGGACTGCGGTTATTGCTATGGCTTTAGGAATTGCAAGCTTAGCCTCTGCGGTTCTTGATAACTCTGCGCTCGCTTTGGCTTTCGGTTTAACTTCTATAGCCTCTGCAACCCTTTCAGCAAGGGATAAGAGGTAATCTCTTAAAAGTGGTGGGAAGGGCTAAAAACAGTCCTTCCTGCACTTTTTTTGGGGCATTTTAGGTATTTAGTGTCTAAAGGGGGCTTATGCGGTAGAAAAAGAACTTTTCAACACGCTTAAGACCAATTTGACACCTGAACCTTCCTGCACTTATGCTAAGGTTTATACAAGTAAGAACTAACGACACAGGAGATCTACGAATTAGACACTTGAAGTAAGGCTATCCCCTAAGAGGCGATGGTCGGGTTGGCTTAGTTAGCAACCTTGTCCCCGTAACCTAACAAAGGAAAAACCAAATGAACCCATCTCTAAAAGCACCCGAAAAGGTGTTGGCACTACTCTCGCTCTTCATAGTTTTATCATCAGGAGCGGTTGCAGTAGCAGTAGAGAATAAAGTCCAAGAGGTTGTCGCAACAGAGCAAGTGGCAACAAGACTAGAAGTAAGACCAGCAGTCGAGGTAGAGCCAGTCAAAAAGACTAAGCCTCTATCCTACTTTGAAAACAAGACCAACCTTACCGACATTGAGTTGGTTTGGCTTTTAGAAGCAGTTGGCTTTGAAGGTCAAGAACTAAAAGAAGCTTGGGCAATAGCCAAGAAGGAAAGTAATGGTCGCCCCCTAGCCTTCAATGGAAACACTCTCACAGGAGATAACTCCTACGGTATCTTCCAAATCAACATGATTAATACGCTTGGTGATGATCGTCGAGAGAAGTTTGATCTCGCTCATAATGCAGATTTATTTAACCCTGTAGTAAATGCTCAAATTGCTTTCCACATGAGCCAAGGTGGAGATGTTTGGAGAGCATGGCACATAGGCAAAGACGCTTATACTAGTACTAGTGGAAGTCACTATGCTAAGTTCAAAGAATGGCTTGGCAAGTTCCCCACAGAAAAGAAGTTGGAGCAAATCAGATGAGCGAGCAAGAAAACCTCATGCCGTTAGTTGGTTCTGTAATGCCTTCTCAACCTGAGCCAGTTCTCGCCGTTGAGTCAGAGCCAGTAAAAGCAGAACAAAAGAAGGATAAAAAAGAACCAGTCTTGAAGTCAGAAGGCGACAAGATCATTTATCTTTCAGCATTAAAAGTTAATGCTTATGAAGGAAACTCCGAGTCAGTTAAAGTAGTTCAACTACGACTTAGCGACTTAGGTTTTTCATCAGTAATGAACGACAAGTTTGGTCGTCTTGGAGAAGGAGCAGTCGAAGCGATTAACGCTTTCAGAAAGTCCAAGGGACTTGATGAGTGCGGTTGCTTTGATGAAGAAGTTTTGGCTTATCTCTTTGATGGTCAAAGCGTTGGAGTCCGTCCCTAAATAAGTTCAACAAAAAACCCCCTGCCTTTTGGTAGGGGGTTCTTTGCTTTAACTTCTAAGCTTGTGCAAAGATTTCTAACAAGCGGTTAGCATAATCAGAATCTAAACCTAGTTGCTCACCTTCTTCATCTGTTGCACCTGCAATAACTACATCTCCCACAATTACATCAGGGAAGTTAGGAAAGTTTGCTAACCAAATTTCGGTTGCTCTTTCGTTAATTGGAAGTTGCATTAACTTTCCTTCTTCGTTCATGAAAAGTGTGTAACCACCTTCAAGAGTCTTTGCTTCAATGTATCCACCTACTGCCATTTGAAGTGTTACAAGTTCGTTGCTATCTGCGGTTAAATCGATCAAAGAAGCCTTGCCTTCTGTTGTTAGTTTAATTGCTTTTTTCATTTTGTCTTTCTCCTTTTGTGAAGTTCCCTTGACCCCACTAAGAAAATAATAACCTACCTTCCTGCATTTTGCAAGGACACGCCAAAAGAAAAACCCCCCTATTTCTAGGGGGGTTCTCTAGGGAGTTGGCTACTTCACTACGGTAGCCCTGCCGTCCTCAAGTTGCATGAGGAAGTCTTTAACTATTGCAAGAGCGTCCTTGCGTCCCTGTAGTCCTCTAAACTTTGGAAGATGTAGAGGGTCACCAATAAGACGAGAGAAGATACGGAGAGCAGGTTCTCTAGTCATTTGCATTTTAGTTTTGTTGCCGTAAGTATCGATTTCAATTTGTAGCGCCATTTCAATTAAAGATAATTGAACTGGAGTGATTTCTAGTGTTGCGGTCATTGCTAGTGTTGCCATTTGTTTTCTCCCTTGTTCGGTGAAGTTCCCTTAACTTCACTAAGAAAATAATAACTTACCTTCCTGCACTTTGTCAAGATCAAAAGTAAAAAGCTTTTGCGGTGTGTCGTAAAAAGAAAAAGCCCCCCTTGGATAGGGGGGCTAGTTCTTGCGGTTACTTGGTTAGGAGTAAGTCCAAGATTTCGCTGTCTGTAAGTTCTTTGTAACTGCCGTTAAAAGGACTTGTATAAGAACCTTTTCTTTCATCTGTTACGGCAACCTTTACAACTTCTGCATTCATTCCCTTTGCATTCTTTGCGGTGTCAGTAATTAGGCTACTTGCACTTGATGCGGTATCAACATGGAAGTTGTAATTTGTTTCTTTAGTGATAGTTCCTGTTGAAGTTGTTTCTGTGTATTTAACTGTTATTGAAACTCCGTATGACATTTGTTTCTCCCTTTGTTTTTTATTGAAGCCCCTTGCTTCAATAAGTAAATAATAACCTACCTTCCTGCACTTTGCAAGTCTAGACATAATCTTTTTTATAGATGACCAGTCAGAGTTTTCAGAGAGTTACTAGTCAGTAACTTCTCTCTATAAGAGTTCAGCATGTTACTAGTCAGTAACAAGTAAAGCCTATTAAGTTACTAGTCAGTAGGTTAGTAGGTAGTAGGTTAGTAGGTAGTAAATGTTAAAAGTTTTTAAAAGAAATAAAAGCTTTTAAAAGATTAGAAATAAAAAGATCAAAAGAAAGTAGGCACTAATAACCTTTAGAAAAGAAAAAAATAATAAAAAAAGTAAATGCCTTACTTAGTTTTTAAGATTTTTTACGAAAAAAGTTTATTTTTAGGGGTAAAAAATAAAAAGATTTTTCTAGAAAAAAAGCCCGGAACAAATTGCAAAATTGCCGAAAACATACATAGCCTTCTCCGGGGCCAAAAGCAAATAATGGAAAGGTTCATATATTTGAAGCTGTCGTACAAGATTGGATCCCCTTTCTTCTCGTACACCTCTTTTAAAACTCGGTACAATAGGACCATGCTGAATCCGCCCAAACTTCCCATTGAGGAGGTTATCCATCTATCCACTTTGACACGCTCAGAAATGGAGTCACGCCTTCGCTCGCTGTGGAAAGCAGGATGGTCCTTAGGAGTCATAGGAGGCTCTCTCAGCCCCGCTGTTCCCAAGACCACTATCCACTTCTGGGTTCGTAGAGCCCCTGACGTGAAGCAGTTAAAAGCAGTCCCACTGCCACCCCCAAAGTCTTTAACCACCTCCGTGCCTACAAAGCACGCACCACGTCTTAAGTCCATCTCTCCAGGCGTCCCTCCCGAGATTAGGATCCGACTCCGTGAGCTTTCAGCCCTTTCAAAGCGCTACAGAGCCAAGACACCTCCAACTAGCCCTCTAGCTCAAGCAAATAATGAACTTACTCAAATTGCAAGGCAGCTTAGAAGCCGTGGGGTGCCTACAGCATCTATCGCTGAGGCAGCAGGAGTTACCTATAGAGCAATGGCGAGGCGTTTGAGTCAATGAGCCGTCTCTATAAAACAAAAACTGGCACATACAAGGAAACCGATCTTGCTGTGGTTGTGTGGAAGAACCCTAAAAAGTCTAAGCGCCCTCAGTCTCGCTTCCTTGAGACTATGTCTGCTCCCAACTCAAGCTACCCAATGGCTTTCCCATTAGCTGCTCTTAAGAGCCACTATGCATGGAAAGAAGCGAAGCATGTAAAAAGCTCTGAGGACTTTGACAGAAGCATTGAAGATAGCTCTAGAGAAGCTCCAGTGATTCTTGATTTACATTTAGCAGGTTACACACTAGGCTGGAACGACTTCTATATCCCAGATGAATACACAGAGTTTGGATAAACCTTTTGCGAGCAGTGTCAGATGTCTTTCCAGCGTTAGTTTGGATTGCTCCACCCAATTCTATAGGTCTTGACGAGTTCACCATACCTGGACCATCTCCAGAAGGCACTCGAAAGGTAGATAGGGTCCGCGTTGTTCTTATAGGTGATAGCATTTTGATAGCGCAAGATTCACCAGAAGGACCTAAACTTGTCTTTAAAGAGAAATACACTAATCGGCACGTTGATGGGAAGCTTCAAGCAGTTTTAACAGAGTCTGAAAAGATTGTAGCCTTTATCAAAGACACTACCTGCGGTTGTGGGTCACGTCTTAGAGGTTGGAATCCATATGGACAAAACAACTCCGTCTACTCGAATCAGGATCCAATAGAATGAATGATATAACTCTTCTACAGTTTGTCCTTCTAGGACTAGCAACATACCGTGTAACTCGCCTTGTCGTCAGGGACACTATTACAGCAGCTCCCCGTAACTTTTTTTGGAAAAAATTTCCCCCAGAGTCTTCAAGACTAGGCTATTTATCCTCCTGCGAGTGGTGTCTTAGTTTTTGGATAGGATCAGGGTTCGTAATTTCGGCTATCATTATTCCATCAGTAACCTACATAGTTGCTACCGTTTTTGCGGTATCTGCTATAGCAGGACTGTTGACTGCATATGAAGACAAGTAATACTTCATATTCCGCAACTGAGATGACAAGGAGCTTTCGTGGGCATATTCACTAATGATGACCCAACTTCATCATCTCCAGAGAAGCCAAAACAAAGAGCGAAAAAAACTAAGTCAACATTTAGTCGTTCTACACAACTAGTTCAGGTTTCAAAACCTTCTACAGCTTCCTCAGTATTCACAAACACTGCACAAGCAGTTTCCTATTCGACTCCTAGAAGTCTTACAGCTGCTGCAGCTCAAGTAAAGATTAATGACAAGGGTGAGTTCGAACAATTTAGAATTCGTCGTGCTGCTGGATCTAGCGCATGGCAAGCAGAAGCTTGGGAATATTACGACGCAATCGGTGAAGTTAAGTACGCATTCAATCTCGTTGCTTCCGTTGTTTCTCGTATTAGAATTTATGCCGCAATTGTTGATGACCCTTCAGAGTCCCCGGTTTCTGTTCGTCAATCAGAGTTAGTTGATGACCGTCTAGCCTCTGCAGCAGAACGAGCACTGGCTCGACTAAGTTCTGCATACGGTGGACAAGCTGGACTTCTTAAAGATGCTGCACTTAACCTTGCAGTAGCTGGAGAATGTTATTTAGTTCAAATGCCAGCACGACCAGCGCATAACTTAACTGAGTCTTGGGACATTCGTTCCGTAGATGAAGTTACAACCGATCCTCGTGGCGGTTTTACTGTTATCGGTCGTCGTGAGCAAGCTTCTTCATCACAAGGAGCTAATGGGCAGTCAGCAAAGTTAACTAAGAATGCATTTGTTGGACGCATTTGGCGTTCACATCCTCGTTACTCAGATGAAGCAGATTCTTCACTTCGTGGTTTGTTAGATCTTTGTGCTGAACTTCTTCTCCTCAACAGAACATTCCGTGCAACTGCACGTTCTCGTCTGAATGCAGGTGCTCTTTACTTGCCAGACGGACTTTCTGTTGCTGCACAAGGTGATGGTGATTTCCCTTACGATTCAGAAGATGGCATCGGTCCAAACTTTACTGCTGAAGAAGCAGAGGATGAATTTGAAGAACAGTTGATGGATGCAATGACAACACCGATTCGTGACGAAGAGTCCGCATCAGCAGTTGTTCCTTTAATTATTCGTGGCCCAGCAGAGCTTGGCGATAAGATTAAGCAATTCAAGTTTGAGCGTTCATTTGATCCTGCGTTAGCACAACGTGCAGATCGTGTTCTAGAACGTATCCTTCAGGGTCTTGATGTACCAAAGGATGTAGTAACGGGTCTGGCTAATGTTAAGTATTCAAACGCTCTCCAAATTGATGAGTCGCTATACAAGGCACATATCGAGCCACTTATGTTGCTTATTGCAGATGCTCTTACAGTTGTTTATTTACGTCCATACCTTATCGCAAATGGTTTTGAAGAGTCACAAGTAAATCGCATTGTTGTTTGGTACGACCCATCAGCAATTGCAACTCGCAATGACCGTGCAGCAGATGCAGATGCAGGATTTGATCGCATGGCTGTATCTGGAAACACATGGCGTCGTGCTCACGGCTTCTCAGATGCAGATGCACCTACTCCAAAAGAACTTGCAATCCGTCTTCTACAAGAGCGAGGCGTATTTACTCCAGAATTTACAGAAGCTATGCTTTCAGCAGTTGCTCCAGAAGTTATTAATACAGTTAGATCACAGCAACAGCAAGCATCCGTTGCGCCTATCCCACCTGAGCTTCAAGAGGCACTAGATGCTGCAAGTCAAGGTGCAGAAGAAGCAGGAATTGAGTCAGAGGCCCCCGCAGAAGGGCAAGAGCAATAATGTCTGATGAATCAATTGACATTGTAACTACTTCCCTTGTTGCAGCAGGTGATCCTTGTTGGGAAGGCTACAAGCAAGTTGGTATGAAGAAGGGTAAAGACGGAAAAATGGTTCCTAACTGTGTTCCTATCGACGCATCTGATGATTCTGAGTTTGCAACAAAGAAAAAGCGTACAGAGGCACAAACTCCAGCTCCAAAGAAAGATCAAATTAAAGGTTCTAGCAAAAATAAAAAAGGATCAGCATCTGGAACTCGTAAAATTAAATTTTCCGCTGCTGTAGAAAAATCTTTAAAGAATAAAGTTCAAGAACACAACGAAAAAGCAGGTAAAGGTCGTCGTGCAACTGTTGGAATGTTAAAAGCTGTTTATCGCCGTGGTGCAGGTGCTTATTCAGTATCACATCGTCCAGGTAAGACACGCAATCAATGGGCAATGGCTCGTGTTAACGCATTTTTGAAATTGTTGAAGTCTGGAAAGCCATCTAACCCTGCATATAAGCAAGATAATGATCTGCTTCCAGCTAAGCACCCACGCTCAACAAAGAAATCAAACTCCATTGCAGCTTCAGCAGGTTTGGTTCCTGAAGAAAGCGATTTAGCAGAAGCGCTAATCGAGATTGCAGACAAATATGGAAAGTTCAATGAAGATGCCACAGGAATCTGGGCAGGATATACACCTCCAGAAGAAAACGATGTCAGAGGTATCGGAGTCAAATGCTCTAACTGTGTTCTATACATGGGTAACGGAGCGTGCAGAATTATCGAGCTTGAAGTCGAGGACGAAGGAAAGTGTCGTTTCGCGGTTATTCCAGATGGCGTCGTTGATGTCGGAGTTCTCGAAGGTGAAAAACTTGGAAACGAAATCCAATCCGAAGAAGAGCTCGCAGAACTAGCAGCTCAATGGAGTTATCAGCAAGAATTAGAGACATCTCTAGGTTCTGAAGAAGACTACGAATCACCAGAGCAAGCAATTCTTGCTATGGCTGAATATTCTGGCTATGGATATGAAGCAGAGCACGCAATTCGTGCATCTTGGCTTCGTGCGGTTCGTAATGGAGAAAACCCATTTAAGAGAGCATCGCTTTTAGCATCACTTGGTAAAGAAAGCCTTGATGCCGACCTACTTCCAATAGTAGGAGAAGAGTAATTGTTATATAACAATAATTCTAAAGTTAATCCAAGCGAGAGAGTTTTTTCTACTCGTGAGCAAGCACGAATTATTCGTGTAGAAGCTCTTCAAATTTTAGAAAGTGCCAACGAGTTTGCTTCTACATCTCGTCGTGTTAGTAAAAGAGCTGCCTACAGAGTAATTTCCCGTTCACTATCTAAAACTAGTGGACTTCCTTTTTCTATTCGTAAGCATCAAGCTTTTTCTGATTTATCAAACTACATTTCACTTGCAAAACACAACAAGGTAAACGGCTTAACAGCTTTTAATACAGACCTTCTTCCAGTTTCACATCCACGTTCTACAAAAGTAACGACCATGACTGCTTCTGCAATGTTAGAAGCACAAATGCGTTGGGTTATTGATGATCCACGCATTACAGATAACAATGCTAAAGCTCTTATTGCTTCAGCAATGATGTCTCATCCAGATTCTCCAGAACATATATACACAATGAAGCGCATTGAGCTTCTTCCACAGGGAACAGTTCCTTTAGAAGCACTCGTTGCTGCTTATGGTGACGGAAACTCTCGAGCTGCTCGTTCTGCTCGTGCAAAGCTACAGCGTCGTGATCGTAAGGGTCGCTTCGCCGAGATGTTTGGAACATTTAAACTTATTCTTGGACTTCGTGATGGCGGTAAGGCAAGTGCAACAGGTCGTATTTTAGGTCAGAACATCTTTAGCCCAGATCTTCTTGATATGGAACTTCCAGATGGTCGAATTGCAGCTGTATCAATTGCACAAGGTGAACAACCAGAAGCATTCCTTGATGATGTGAGCCCAGAAGCAAGAGAAAAAGGCTGGGTTCGTGCTTCAGACATGGACATTGATAATAATGCGCCAGTTGTTAGCGAAGACAGTCTCATATTCATGGACGCACCTTCAGGTTTTCGTGAAGATAAATCACATAAGGGTGCTGGAAAGAAATACACAGACGAAGCATTTGATGTAACTGTATTTGATTCACCAAGCCCTCAAACTCGTGACCTTATTGATGCAGCAATTAAACGCAGTAGAGAGTTAGATTTAGAAGATCCTCGTCAGGTCAAACTTGGTGAAGATGGAAAGCTTTGGGATCCAGATCGTAAGTTGTTTGCTGTTAATAAGCGTGGAGAAAACACTCAATTTGCTTTTGCACAAAACTGGAAAGATGCCCTAGCTGAAATTTCTCGTAAAGAAAAAATAGATGATGAAGAAAAGTTTGAACAGGGAGAAGATGAAGAGTCAATTGCTTTAGCTGAAGATCTTAAAGATGGAAAAAAGAAAGCAGCAAAGAAAAAAGAAGAAAAAGCAAAGCTTCCTTCAGATCAGTTTAAATACAACGTACCAGAACGCTCTATAGATTTAGATCCAAACTATAACTACGTTCCAGAAGGAACTGAAGACGACCCAGCAATGCTTGCTGCAATGCAAAGCGATGATGATCTACAAAACGCTC